TTGGTTGGTTAGCCTAGCGTTGTACTCGGCAACCTTACGCCACGTTTCAGTAGCACCGCCCCTGCCATCTTCGGTAAGCGTGAAGCGGTGTATTTCTACCCGGTCTTGGCAAAGGTTGCGTACCATGCCAGCGCTGATGGTTGCGCGTAGAATCGGACTCATGCGAACACCACTGGTCTAAACTTGTCTGCCATGGTCAAGCAGTTCTGCATCAACTGAGAAAGTTTTACGTCGCTCGTACCTTCTTTAGCATCGATGTCTGCGGCTACCCTTGATGCTTTGATCAGCCATGCTTGGCGTGTTGCTGTGCGAACATCGTAGCGCTCGGTATTGATTGGACCTTGGTCTACCCACATCAGGGTTGGGTCTCCGGTGCCATCTTCAAGCGTAAAGCCTTTGACTTGATACGGTGCATACACGGGAAAGGTTGGCTGATTAGCACCCGACGTACCGGCTACGCGGCACTCGTATACCCTGCCGTTTGGCGTTGTAGGGACTACACGGTCACCTACTGCGTAAGTGGTTGCAGCTGCCCACGTGGTGAAGCGTGAGAACGAATCAAGGATTGAGCCAATGTCCGTAGTGGACATCTGCGGGTAACTTTGAGCGGACACAAATAAGGATACTTGTGCGATTGCCTCGGCTCTGGTCATCATGGTGTCAGTATCCCACACAAAGGAAAAGCCCCCGGCACGTCTGCCGAGGGCTTGAGATACGAACCGCTCGCCTTATGTAGCTGCGGATGCTCCAACGATAAGGCTTCCCGGTACACGGTTGGCTGCTGTTGCATCCACGTTGCCGATGTCAAACGCCTTGAATGCGAAACGCTCAGTTGCCTTGAACGCGAGTGCGTCTTGGTTGAAGTAGTACTGGTCGGATACTTCGATGGTAACCGTACGACGGTCGCCGAACGCTGTACCCATGCTCAGGTCACCAAGCAAGATATAAGGCGTGGTGGCTGCCAAGGTCTTAGCCATGTTCTGTACAAAAACGACTGGATATCCGTAAAGCATAGGCGTAGGACCGTATGCATTTTGGATGTCCATAATCGAGTTACCACCAAGTGCATCAAGCAAAGGAGCGATGGCGTTATACCAAATCTCACGATGCATGAACCACTTAGCCTGTGCAGCATATGTCGGCAACTTTGCGACCATGCCCTTCAGGTTAGCCAACGTAGGTGAATACGTGATGGTCTGACCGGTTGTGAAGACCTGCAGCGAGGCGATGTTAGCCTTGGTACCGTTGCTGCTGTAAACAGCATAGAGGATGCCATCAAGACCACTGGTGCTATCGACTGCGTTGTTGAAAACAACACGGTCTTCTTCCTTAGCCAAGACATAAGCCATGTCACGGGCAAGTGTTGCACCAAAGTCAATGATGCTATCTTCTGCCAGTTCCTTAGATACCTGAGTAAGGACAGATGGTTTCTTGGCTACAAGGTTGACCTGTGCAAATGTGAGGTCGGATGCCGTGATAGCGGTATTCTCCCCCGGATAGTACACAGTGGTCGATGCCGTTGCGTTAGGCACATTCAAGACATCAGAACTCATCGGATAGATGCGGCAGTTCTGCCGAGCAACACCGAACTGCTCACGCAGGTAGATAAGGTCGGACGACAGTGGATCCGGTACGGTAAAGCCACCAGCGGTTGTCGTGCCTTCAGACTGTGCCTTAAGGTTGGCTTTTACCCAGTCGGATGCTTTGCGGTTGCCCATGATAGAGCGTCCCCATTGACCCCATGCGTATGCTTTATAGTTCGCTTCGTCACGGGTACCAACGAATGGATTGCGTCCAATACCACCGGACTTCCAAGGCTGCTCTGCTGGTGCTTCTGTAGCAACAGGGTGGCCTTGTCCAAGTGCCTTGATGGTCTCGATGCGCTCTTCGATGCCCTTGGCTTCTGCCATCAGGCTTTTGACCTGTGCGAGGTCACCGTTACCGGAAGCGAGCTCCCGTGCGGTAGCAAGCACAGACTCTTTTTGATTCTGTAACTGTGTAAGGTTCATAGTTGTGTCAACAACTCCAAGCGTGCCAGTATGTCGGCTCGCTCATCAATCTCATGGGCTTTCGCCTCGACTACGATGACCGGGTTTACTTCTGGTTGGTCTGCATCCCGCAGAGATTCCCAACACTCAGGAGCAAGTCGCTTTGCAGCTGACCGGCTAAGACCGACTGCATCCCGCAGTCGACGTTCTACACCCCGCAGGGATGCGGGTTGTACACTCTTCATGCCGTGCATGGCATATAGCCCTTTGGCACGTCGAGCAAATTCATCAATGACGGCATCCGCCATGCTTTGATCTGATACGGCTTCGATGGCTCCGCAGAGTGCATCGTAGTAGGCTTCTAATCCTTCGTGGATAAGGTCACCCTCGGCATCATCGTATACCGACATAGCGTACTCTTCCGGGGACTGCTCAGGCATTGGAGCCATGACCATCTCTTCGTCTTCCATACCCATCATAGGCTCCATGCCATAATACTCCTTTAGGCTTTTGACGCTGTTACGATACTCGGCTGGTGTGGGTGTGATGCTTGCCTCAGCGATAGGCCACCGGGTGATTTCAGATACATCACCCATGCTTTTCCGTTCTACCAAGTGTGCAGCTGCACCAGATGAAAAACCCATCTTGCCTTGCTTGCATAACTTTGCGATCATGCTGCCGTACTCATCGGCTAGATCCAACTGAGCCTCGTACCATAAGCCCGTATTGTCCATCTTGATGTAACCCGTACCGATAGACTTCTTGCCTACGCTTGAATCCATACCGTGGTGGTAGTAGACATTCAGCGGTACGCGCTTACCTTCAGACATTGGAAAACCGTAGTCGGTTGACTTGGTGAAATAATCACCCTCAAGGTCAGCACTCTGGGTATCGCCGAAACGAACCAGATAACCCTTCACGTAACCGAGCCGGTCGCTCTTGATTCCGTCTACACTACTTGTAAGCACGTCCATGGTGTAAGTATCCCACACGGTATCTTTTACTCGAATGTCGTTAGATCCGGTATGTAACCCTCTAGGTCTCTAAGCGGTAGAACCCTAGTGGTTGGTCCCCAGTCAGCATTCTGTACCACGGTAGCCATGTCACTGAGCGGCAACCCCTCTGCGTAAAGTGCATAACGTGATTTGCCTAGGATTTGCTGAGCCTCCATAGCCGTGAGACCCCGCAAGATATCTTCACCGGTAACCGGCTTAGGTCGTGTATCAGGGATGCTACTATCCCCGGTTATCTCTGCCCAGCTCAAGGTTACCGGAATCATCACGCACCGACAGTTCGGGTGGCTTGGCATAATCTCATCGGTGGTTGATAGCGTACCGGACAAAGCCAAACACGCAAGACAAACCCGGCTGTCCTGTGTTGCTTGCCGTCGGTACCCTGTCACCGCTGGGTTCTGGGTGTAGAGTTGCCGTTGAGCTTCACGGGCGCTGCGGATCATCTCAGTACGTGCTATCGTCTCGGCTCGGTAGCGTCCAATGTCTGCAGCTTTGCGTACCCGCCGTGCTACGGTTCGTGGACCTTCACCAAGGGAAATACCCTGTACAAGTGCCATCTGCATGGCATCAGTGGTCACCTGCGGTATGGTCGCAAATAACTCACCCAAAGGGCTTCCATCACCCGCCATGCCGACAAAGGCTTGGAGCTGCTCATCTGGCAGGTTTGTCCATGAACTTCCGAGACTAACACCCGCCGGTTTACGACCTGCCGCCGCTTCAACCATGCCGACGCTTGCCTCATTCGCAAGGACTGCTGATTCAAGTTGTCCATCAGCCGTTATCGTAGCCCCCTCGATGCTAAACTTTTTGAGGTTCTTTCCTAACTCTTCAATGTTGTCAATGATGCGTTGACGCATCCAAAGTATGGTGTCGGACGGGTCTTCACCGTTATCTAGCCGTTCTTGGATACGACCCTCTAACGCTTCCAGTTCATCGATGCTCGCTTTGGTGGCTGCCTTGTATGCCCGTTGCATCCGGCTGATGGCTACACCTTCACGCTCCAAAAGTTCATTACGAAACTTTTGACTGGCTGCATAGAGTCGAGCACTGTCGTTGTTTACTCTTTTGAGATGCTTTCCATCTCGTACCCGTAAAAAGGGTGAGACTTGTACACTACCCCCGGAGTGCAGCAATCAACGCTCTTGCCGTCAGGTTGCATAGCATTACGTTTGGATGTAGCCCAGCGGAACCCGGCATCGCCGCCCCACAAGTCCCAAGCAACACGCCCCGGTGAAGGGAACCCCTCTTCACCACTGTTGAAGCCTTCGGCCTTCTTATCCACTTCATGACGGCTGAAGAAAGAGTACATCCGGAGTATCGTGTCTTCGGAAAGTTTCTCACCGTTTACGATTTGGTTAGCCCTTGCAAGGCCTACCCGCGTCCCACCATCGAAACCTTCAGCCTTCCAGTCAAGTGCGCGTTGCGCTGCTTCAACCATGCCAGCGTTCGGTACAAACTTCATCTCGTACGCTTTGGCTTCATCCCGCAGGGTTACCGGTGCGGCTCCCGTGTGCTGCACTGGCAGGTTGAGGAAGCTCGTAACGCTACCCGGATCGTAACCGGAACGAATCAAGATACCTGCCGCGTTGGTTGTCTCTGCCAGCGATGCACTCGTGCCAGCCTGTACGCTGATAGCTGATGGATGCAGTACGCCGGTATCTTCAGGCACGGCTTCAAGGCCGGCTATTCGCTTGGCTTCAGCCCGATCAATGATTCCCGCCTTATACAGTTTCTCGGCTCTTACCGCTTCCGCTTGCATATCGTCAGCAAGCGCCCTGACCGTTTCAAGGTCGTACATTACGTAATCGCCCTGCTGTGTTTCCGGGTATTCCGGCAGCAGGTCAGCGGTAATAGCGTCCGCAAGGGTACGCAGAAGAGGCACCATGCCGTCTTCCCATGCAGCCTGTTGGGCGGATTCATAATTACTGTAAGTCGACCGTTCGAGACCTGAACCAAGCCCCAAGACCATGGGGTTGATACCAAGGACTGAACAGATGCGCTCTTCCGGTACACGTCTCACAGAGTCTAGAGCAAGCTCGGAAGGAGTTAGGCTAACCCTGTCCATCTTGTACGCGCCGGTCATAACCACGATGCCGCCTGAGCCGTCCCCGGTAAGGTCTTCGTGCAGTTGCCGCTTGACCTGCCGGGCATCGTCCATCGACATATCAACGCTAGTCTCTTTGGCATCAGGCCCGACGATGAGCGATGGCATAGCACCGTTTGCAAGCAACCCGTATGCGGTAGTGGATGCGGTGTTATCGGTTGCAATCTCCCGCAGTACAGCGGTGAGCGGCGCTCTACCAATGCGGATGTCGCTTGGGTCTCTGCCGTACCGGATGTGGATCATGTCAGAAACCGGGATGTCAAAGGAGCGCCCGTCCGTGGTGTAGACGTAGTGCGTTAGCGGGTTGGTGCCGTTACCAACCGGCCTAACCATGTCCTGCGGCAGGAACTGCAGAGCAGTCACGGTGCCACGGGTGCTAGATCGAATCTTTCTTAGGTAAGTATTGCCAAACAATTTGAAATCTTGAATGACCCAGCCCCAGAAAAGACTACCCATTATCATCGGATCAGGTTGCGCCATGAGCTGCAATACCGGGTGGTCTTCTACCGGCTCTGCTTGTTGGCTGTCTACCGGTCGGTAGTAGCGCGGCGTGGCCTGTGGGTAGTTCCGAACGTACCAGTCAATGGCACTAGCGACAACGCCATTCAAGCCAAGGTCACCGGCTACCCTCGCCCAGTCCTTAGTACTTCCAGGGAGCGCCCGGCGTAGCAAGGTTTGCAGCTGACCAGAGCCATAGCCGGTTAGGTAGATGTCCCTAGACTGGCTGAGTGGCAACGGTAGTGCTTGTGTAGGATTAGCGGCGGCTTTACGCCCAAGGAAGCGGTCAAAGATACCCATGGCTTCAGTATCCCACAAAAAGAAAAAGCCCCCTTGCGGGGGCCTGTGTGTCTTCTCTGGGTTAGATTGTCGATATTGCGATGCGTGCCATCTTAGCGTACTCAGGTTCAAGGTCTGTTACAACTTCACCGGTCGTAACATTGACATACAACTTTGCGTTGATGATGCGTCCAGCCTTCGAGTTGCTGATGCGCTCGCCGTTCAGTGTAACGTTACGCAGTGAGCCAGTTTTGTAGCATTCAACTTCAAGACCAAGAATGTGTTGTGGCTTGAAGTAAACCCGGTGATTCGTTCCGCCCGTCCACTCCTTGCCGCCTGCCTCAACCAACCGTGTAATAAGTTCCATTGTTCTATCTCCCTGCTTGATGTCAATAATATACACCGCCCGTGTATATCTTGCAAGGGTATAGGTAGATATATTTTAGACGGCTCCCCAAGAACGCTTGGAACCGCACACCTGCCAAGCGTACGCCAGGGCATCAACCACGTCATCATGCCGCCCAACGGGGAAGCTCAGTAACTCATCTTCAAAGTATGCCGGTAGCCCTTGGCAGTGCATAACTTGGCTTTGCTCGTACCGGGCTTCCAGGGGCGCAAAGCGGGTCACTTTGTCACGGTCTGGCCGTATCCCCCGTATCGGTAACTTAGTGCGCCTTAGAAGCTCCTGCACGACAGCGGCTTGGTATTGCACCTGCTCAATGCCGATCATAGATGGATTCCACTTAGCCGCCATCATCTCGATGAACCTGAGCACAGATGCAAAGTCTGCACGTGTTCGGTTGACATCGAGAACGTATATCGTCCCGTCTTCACCACGAGATAAAGCAACCACGGCTGTATAGTCTGCCTCTGCCTTGGTACTGATAGCAAGGTCAACACCAAGGTACACCGGCAAATCTTCAGGGGCATCACCGTAGCGTAACCATTCACGCTTGATACGGGCACCAGCAGCATCGACGAACTCGGCTAAGTACTCTTGTCGAAACGCTATGCTAGGGAGTGATTCACCAGCCTTGGCTACTTCAGCTGCATCAATCCACGGGTTCGCGGTAGTCGGCATCTGCCAACTCATCCAGTCTGGATCTACAGAAGCCATAGCATGAAGTGATTTGAAGTAATTGCTACCCTTAGGCGTACTTAGGAAGAAGGCATCTCCTCGGTAGTCTGTAAGTGTTGGTCGTATGGCTTCGGTCCACGCTTGCTCTAGATGCCGTGCCATCGCTGCCTCGTCGATGATGACCCGTTTGTACTTACGACCACGGGCTACGGTTGAAGGGTCATCAAGCGTCCAATAGTCAATAGCCGCCCCGGTTATGAGTTCAATCCTTGGGGCTGGTGTTTGTACAGCCCGCCGGATGACAGGAGCATAGATTCTCTTATGATCGGCGTATGCCTCTTCAAGGAGCCTGTAGGTAGGTGCAAACCAAGCGCAGGGCAAGCCGTCAATCAATACTGGGTCAGATAAAAGATTACCGCCCAGCGTTGTCTTACCAAAGCGTCTACCGCAGGCAAGGACGTTGTACCGCTTGGCTTCCCGCAGTATGACCTGCTGGGCTTCATGCGGCCTTGGTAAGACTAGTCGAATGTCAGGCAAGGCTGGTACGCTTTCTCAGCTGCAAGGATGCGGGCTTTCGCTATCTCGATGTAGTCTGCATCCATCTCGCAACCAATGAACCGGAAGCCTTCAAGCACTGCACCGCGCCCGGTGCTACCTGATCCGGTGAAGGGGTCAAGCACGATGCCGCCGGTAGGTGTAACCATACGGCACAAGTAGCGCATCAGGTCGGTAGGCTTTACTGTCGGGTGGAAGTTGCGTGCTTGGCTGTCATTGCGTTGGTATGCGTTCTCTAGTCGCTTTTCTCTGCCGTCATGGCTGTACTGCTTTGCATCCATCATCTCGCACCCATCGTCCCGGTCATCCTTACAGGCTTTAGGCGTGTAGAAGAATCGTGCCGCTTCGCCCATGCCTTGCAGAATCTCAGCGCTTCCATCGTGCAACACGTTAGCAGGCCAGCGGCCTTCATGTTTGTATTTGGTAGTAGTCCAATCTTTGGCGTTGGCTGAAAATGTTGATTTATTTGACTTATGTATTTCAGTTAGGTCTTCTTCTCCAGTTAGTTCAATCCGGCAACCGTCTATGTTGATGGCGCCTGTACCCCACTCCTGCACGTTCTGCGCTACGGTGGCTTTGAAGGGCTTACGTGCCATCGTGATAGGCTCCATGGCTGGCTTGAGTGCTGTACCCCAGCCCTGATGTTCACCGTCTAAGTTGTGAGACTTTGGGAACCCGGAACCGTACATCCACGCTAACATATCCCGTATCTCAAACCCGGCATCTTCAATACGTACCGCCATGCGGTGTTGTGTCCTAGTACCAGCAAACGCCAGCAGGTAACCGCCGGGCTTCAGCACACGCAAGCATTCTGCCCATATCTCAGTTGATGGAACGTCATAATCCCAACGCTTGGCCATGAAGGATAAGCCGTACGGCGGATCGGTAACAACAGCATCAACCGAGCAATCCGGCATGGTGCGCAGGATGTCAAGACAGTTGCCGTGGTGAAGCTTATGCACCGGGCTTATCCGCATACTCCACTATCACCTTGACCGGGCTACCGTCTGCGCCGGTCTGCTCTACCCGGCTAGACCAGTCGGCCTTGTGCTTACGTTCAAGCCACCATGCGGCAGCTTGCCAAGTCGTGCGGGTTGCATCTTGGATGACCTGAAGGTTGCGCAGTTCCGCTTCACCTTCTGCTTTTTCTACAGCGTATGAAAAATCTGAATATTCCTTGAGCCAGTTGGCAAGTGTAGTCTGATCAATGCCAGCGGCAGCACAGGAAGCCCTGCGGGTGTTACCACCGCGCAGAGCGTCTGTGAGCTTGGCTACCGTTGCCGGTGTGTACTTGGTTGGTCTACCTGCTCCGGGTTGTGCTGCCATCTTCGTACTCCTTTTCTCTACTCATCTAGATTCTTCCTTAGCTCCGCGCTGGTAGCCCAGAGCATAGCCGCGCGTAATTTATCCTTGCTGATGCCCTGAGCCTTAGCCCTTTTTTTTACATCGTTATACAACCAGCGGTTATACAGTTCGTTGTAGACGGCCAAGCATCCAGCGCCCACCAAAGCACCAATAGCAAAAGGTATCATTTGGCAACCTCCCCGGTTCGCGGATCAAGTACAACGATGGCCCAGTCGTTAGCAAACAGGTCACCGGGTGACAATGTCAACTCTTCCATCTGCCGTACTGCTTCCCCGGTTGTGTGAACTTCAAAGGCATTCCAAAGTTCCGAGTAGCGCAAGAATACTTGCCCTCCCCAGTCCTGCCGCCATACCGCATTACCGCCACCAGCCATCAAGGCTTGTACTACATCTCCAAATCTCATCCTATTACTCCCATGGTTATCGGCAGGTATTGAGCCATCAAAGCCTTGATGTTGTCTGCTATCTCCCTATGCTCTAGTTGCGTATCTTCCTGCGTTCTCAGCTGCACGTAATGAATCCAAGAACGTATCGTGCCAGACATATACAAGGTGGTCGGACAGCAAAGCGGTAGAACCATCCTTGCCGTTTCCGCAGCAATACCGGCTTTGATAAGTTTGTTATATGTCCAGTAGCCACGAGATACGGATAGCTCAGCGTCTAAGATGACACCCTGCATCTCGGCATCCAACTCTTTCCGTTCTGGCATCGATTGTGAGCTTTGCCGGTTAGTTGTACCAGCAAGCCTCATATCCCCCAGAATGGGGTAATCGTGAACCTCTGCGTACCGTTGGGAAAACTCTTGGAAACTAAAGGAACGATGCCGCAGAATCTGCGGAGCAATAGCACGGGTGGTCTTGATTTCCACGCACATACTAGCCATTTCAAATATTGACCAGTGACCATGTTTGATGCAGTACTTTAGTAGCCCTGCCACGTCTGGGTTGTCTTGGTTGGCTGGGTTGCTGACCCTAGCGCAGTATCCGATGACCTGCTCCGCTTCCGGTGTGATCCATATAAGTTTTGTCATCCGTTGTATATCTCCCAGTCGAACGCCAAGACATCAGCGGATCCGAAAGACGCTACCCGGCTGTAGTGCCGGTTACCAGCACCATCGATGAGATACAGGCATATCTTGCCATCTACGATTTGAAGGAACCAAGCGGCAGCGTGGCGGCGTACCGTCATGCCAGCCCGCAAGCGTTCCAATGCGGAAGGAAAGCCACCGCCGGAAAGGTTCATTCGCTGAGCTTCGATGGTCTTCAACTGTTCTTCAGTTCGTTCTTTCAGCCACCGGTTGACCGTGGTGTGTTGGAAGCCTACAGCCCTTGCCGCTTCGTGGCATTTCATTCCTTCAGCTACGAGTGTTTCGTATCGCTCTAACAGATGCTGCCGCTTAGCGCGGTTTGCAATCACCGATTCGTTTGGTCTACCTGCCATTATTTATCTCCTCGGCTTCCTTGGCTACACGATCAGCAAAGGCCACGTCTTTAGTAGCGGCATAAGCCATATACCAAAGTGCCTTGATGCTGTCATCGGTAGGGCTACCTTTGTGCGGGACCCGCTGCAGGTACTTGACAACGTTCCCAGCTGCAAAGTCTAACCCCCAGTCATCGATGACGCTGAGGGCCTGAATCTTTGTAGTCCGGTAATGACCGGTCATACGGCTACATCTTCGGTTTGCTTATGCATCATCCGGTCGATGTTGTAGGACAC